GCCTACAATCAACTATCCCTATAACACGTTTACCAACATATTGACAATGTATTGATCCAAATCCACGTCCAATATATCATAAGTAATTAACAATGAATCACTTAGGCACACTAGTATTGAGGATATTGGACTTTTAAATCAAAATGAATTTTCATTGTTGTCAAGATGGTCAAAGTCCAATACACTCAATAACCAGTTCCAAAATAATGCACAGGGTCTTGATTATCAATCACTTATATCCTATTGGTATAGCAGAATCGTCCAATAACCTCCCAATACTAGTCCAAATGCCCCTTAGGGAATCTTTTTTGTTTACATCGGCCTATCGTTTGACTAAGGTAGCCCTATAGAAATTGTTATCTATGGCGCGACCCAAAGCTATTATCCCCACGGTGGAGGAAATTCAGGAACGGAATAGGCTCCGAGCTGAGAAGACGCCAGCAAAAGGAACGAATCAACCTATTTCGATTCCAATTCCAAAGCCCTTTACTGGAGAGCCGCTAGACACTACTCCAGGGATGAACCAAGTCACGCGGATTAGTGAGCCTCCACCAGAAATAGTGACTCCAAATCAGACCCTGTCCAACGTCGTGGCTGAAAAGCGTCTCAGCGTTACAGACATACTTAAGCAGCACGATATCAATCCAGTAGAGGAGTTGCTGGCAATGTATAACGAGCGTGTAGAGGATCCCGATTCTCAAGATTATGGGAGATTCGTAATGACACGCGCTGAACGGGTCAGCCTAATGAAGGAAATTCTCAGATATCAGCACCCAACACTTAAGGCGGTCGAGCACAAGGGCGACCCGGAGTCTAATCGAATCACAGTAGTGCTCATGATGCCAGATGGATCGCGATCAGAACAAACCACAGCACAAAGGGGGAAGGTAATCGATGTCCCGTGAGATTCAGATACCTAATGGATACGCCCCTCGGTGGTATCAGCAGCCTGTGTGGGACTATATGGCGCAAGATAAGCCAGGGCTCCGTGCATCGATGGTGTGGCACCGACGCGGAGGTAAGGACTTGACATCAGTAAACCTGTGTTGCTTCAAGATGTTCCAGCGCGTGGGAACGTATTGGCACGTATTGCCCACATATAAGCAAGGGCGTGCCATTGTTTGGGATGGTATGGACGGCACGGGGCGCCCCTTTGTTGATGCCTTCCCAGATGAGCTCGTTACGCACCGTAATAACGTCGAAATGCAGATTACGGTGGTCAATGGGAGCAAATACCGCGTTGTCGGCTCTGATTCCATCGATAGTTTGGTGGGTACGAACCCAATTGGGGTTATATTCTCCGAATACTCGCTACAAGACCCACATGCGTGGGACTATATCCGGCCCATCTTAGCAGAGAATGGTGGATGGGCAATGTTTATCTTTACACCACGCGGAAAGAACCATGGATACACACTACACCAGATGGCAAAGGGGAATCCTCAGTGGTTTGCTAGTACACTTGGGGCAGACACTACAAAGGCCATTACACAGGAAGCTATTGATGAGGAACGGCGGTCTGGAATGTCTGAGGAACTTATTCAACAGGAATACTACTGCTCCTTTGACGCTCCACTGGTGGGATCGTATTATTCTACTCAGATGGAGAACGCCCACAGAGAGAACCGGATTACGAAGGTCCCATGGGATCCACTACTCCCTGTGCACACTGTTTGGGACCTCGGCATGCACGACCATACATCCATTGGTTTTATGCAGGAGTATGGCTTCGAATTCAGGTTTATCGACTATTACGCAAATTCAGGAGAAGGTCTCGCTCATTACATCAAAACACTCGCAGAGAAGCCCTATGTCTACGGCAAGCACTACGCCCCGCACGACATTAAAGTCAAGGAATTGGGTACTGGTAAAACGCGCTGGCAAGTCGCCAATGAGTTGGGAATACGATTTTCGATTGTTGAAAAGCATGAAATTTCGGATGGTATTGAGGCTGTTCGTAACCTCCTCCCAAGAGTCTGGTTCGATGAGGAGAAGTGTGGGCACCTTGTTGAGGCGCTCAAGTCGTACCGTAAGGAGTGGAATGACCAGATGAAGTGTTACAGCAGTACGCCACTGCACGACTGGTCTTCTCACCCTGCTGACATGTTCCGCTACTTTGCTTGGCGATCTAAGGATAGTTCACGTGGAAGGAAGGAAAAGCGAGAAACTCAAACTCAAGATGAATATGACTACCTCAATGGATAAAGACCCTGTCTGGCGCGCCAAACAAGTTTATCTACAAGAAGAGTGTGCTCGCAGCTTTGATGAAGATTTTTATTTACATCTGAATAACCCACATGCTATTGTCTACAAAGATGCATCCAATCTGGCAATGTTGCGACCAGTTAATAGGGCTGACAATTATGTTCACCTTACTAACCCTGGCTATAACACAAACAATCCTAATTGTTGGTGGGTATATTTGCTTGTTGGCGATTTCAAGTTTCTTTTCTCACTTCTCCCTTACCCTCTCGAATTTATCGGATGGGAAAGAAACAACGTACCCCGCTCCTATAATCTCAATCACCTACGACGATGGACTTTGAATACGGACCACATTTCGACAGAGACCTCTTCCTGCCAAATGGCAAACTTGCTCGACTCCACAAAGGAGCCAAGCAAAAAGATCCACCACCACCACCAATTCCACCTTCACGTAAAGGGGCTCTTGCCACTAGTGTTGCCTCTTCTATAGAGCGGAACCCAAACAAACGTACTCGTGGAGCGGGATCAACAATCTTAAGCACAGGACTCGATACTGGCTTCGGCTCAACATCTATCCTCGGAGGCTAATGCCAGAAGACAACGTAGCTACTGAATGCCTTCAGTTGTATAGTTCCGCGAAAAACACGCGGTCAACGTGGGATAGTCAATTCCAACAGATCGTTGATTACGTGCGGCCTAATGCCGATGACTTTACTGGACGCAAGTCTCCAGGTCAGGATCGCTCCAATCAGATCTACGATTCTACGGCTATCGATGCTTTGGAAGAATTCAGTTCATTCCTTCATTCGTTTCTCACAAATCCAACAGATCGTTGGTTTGAGCTGCGTCCACTAGATTCCAGATATTCTCACGATCGCGAAGTAAATCTGTGGTGTGAAGAAGTAAGCAACATCATTTACCACCACTATTCCTCTTCTTCTTCTGGGTATACCCAAGCACTCAATGAAGCTTATTTGGATCTCGGATCCTTTGGTACATCTGTGGTGTACCAATACTGGAAAGATGGATTGCGGTTTAAGACGTTTGCTCTTGCTGATTGTTACCTCAAGGAGAATTCGGAGCGGATGGTTGACACTGTTATTCGCCGGGTCCTAATGACTGGTCGGCAAGTTTCCCAAGAATTTGATAAGATTCCACCCAAGCTTTCAGAATTACTTCAAAAAGGCGCAGACAAAGAGTTTACGATTGTGCACCTTGTCTTTCCGCGCGAGGATAAGCAGTTCCTGAAGCACGTACGCCCAGTTAAGAATTACGCATCTATTTGGGTATGCGAGAATACTAAGGAGACTTTGCGCCTAGGCGGGTATGATTGGTTCCCATACCACTGCCCACGTTGGGTGAAGATGTCTACAGAAGTGTGGGGTCGCTCTCCTGCGCTTAAGGCACTGCCAGATATCAAGATGCTTAATCGCCTCGAGTATCAGCTGCTTAAGGCTGTCAGCAAGGCCACTGATCCCCCACTCATCGTTTCCTCTGAGGCCTTTCTTGTTCCACTGAAGACTGGCCCAGGTGCAGTTAACTACAAGGAGCCTGGCTCCGATCCGGTGGAAACTCTTGAGGTCTCACGCGGATTTCAAATTCCTGAGAATAAGGCGGAGCAAAAGCGCGAGGCCATCCGTAAGTATTTCTACAACGACTTAATGAAGTTGGAGAAAGAGAACGTCGAGATGACAGCGTACGAAGCTCAGGACCGCAGTGAGCGGAAGTTGCGACTTGTTGCACCAATGCTTGGTAGACAGGAAGCCGAATTACTTGGACCTTCACTTGCTTTGTCCTATATGCTGCTTGGCCGCAACGGACTACTCCCACCCCCACCAAAGAATTTTGGCGAACTAAAGCTAGAATATACCTCCCCAGCTGCCCGCGCCCAGACCGGTATGCGTGCATTCGCAATGGATCGCTACATCCAACGACTTATTCCTTCTGCACAAATCAATCCCGCAGTTATGGACATCGTTAACTGGGAAGCATATTCGAGAGAACTTGCCGATGCAATGGGCACTACCCAGAAGATTCTCTTCTCACCAGAAGAGATGCAAGCAAACAATGAGGCCAAGGCGCAACAAGAGCAAGCAGCTCAAGTTACTCAAATGGCGGAACCTGCTTCCAAGGCAATCAAGAATCTCTCTGATGCTGGAATCTCACCACAAGCTCTTGGACTATGAGACGTAACCCAATCTCAGAAGTTTCAGATTACCTTGCTTTCAAGCGTAACTGCAAAATCATTTTCACATCTGATCAGGGAAAACAAGTGCTCCGCTATCTTATGAAAAAAGGATGTGTGACTACACCTGTTGCTTCCTCAGATGACAAAGAAACTTTGCGCAATACTGGCGCACAACGACTCGTGCTCTCAATCGTCAAGGCGACGTTTAAGGACGAAACTGAACTAGAACAAGAAATAGAAAACGCACATGATAATTAACCGATGGAATAGATTTCTTCGCGCACCTGAAGACGAAGGCTCAGGTGGAGGCTCAGGTGGAGGTGAAAGCATCCTTGGAGGTGAAAGCATCCTTGGAGGTGAAAGCATCCTTGGAGGATTAGCGAGCAGTGAAGAAAACAAACCCTGGTACTCCACTCTTGCACCAGAATACCAGACAAACCCCTATGTTGCCCAGTCTAAAGACATCAATAGCTTCGTCAAATCTGCGATCGACACTAAGTCGCTTGTGGGTGCGAATGTTATTAAGCTCCCTGGCGAGAAAGCAACTGATGCAGAACGCACTGAGTTCTTTACGAAATTAGGTCGCCCTGCTGAGGCCACTGCCTATGCTCCAACAGTTGCTGTAAAATCTGAAGGCCTAGTCGATTCAAATGTTCTTAGCTTCATGCAAGGCGAACTCCATAAACTGGGCCTGTCTGAGGCTCAGGGCAAAGGTGTTCTTGATGCGTATCTTGGTCAAGTAAACTCCGGATATGATATCCAACAAGCGCAGGTTGATGCTACGAAGCAACAAGGTATCGCCACTCTCAAACAAGAGTGGGGTCCCAAATTCGACAACAATGTTAAGACAGCACAGCTTACTGTTACGCAATATGGCAGCCCAGAACTTATGGCCAAAATTGATGAGGCAGGTCTTGGTAATGATGTTGACTTTATTAAGCTGATGCACAACCTCGGAATCAAGCTTCTTGATGACGACGCTATCGGCGGAGAAAACGGTGGGAGCCAATTTGGGGGTACATCCATGGCTGCGCAACAAGAAATTGAGCGTGTCAAAATGGACAAGGACTTCCAAGATGCTCTCAATACTGCTTCACACCCCGGCCACAAAGGAGCTGTCGATACATGGCTGGCACTTCACCAGAAGGCCTTCCCTGGCAAGAAAGAATAATCTTTCACGGGTCGTAAAAAAGTATTTTACACCCGCACACCTCCAACATAGATTGGTCTTATTGGATTACTCTGATGAGCCCAATCTATTACGGTGCAGGCCGTACGCTAGCTGACGTAAGAGCGAGGCGAAGACCCACGCGTGTGGACTATTGGAGCCGGAACGTTTATTCATTCCACAACCACACCACATCAAATGTCCTACGAAGTAGACACCGCGCTGGTCAACAGCTACCATTCCAATATCCAAATCAAGTTCCAACAACGTGGTTCTCGTCTTCGCCCTTTTGTGCGCGTCGAATCCCAAAATTCGGAATTTGATTTCTTCGATCGCATCGGGCCTACCGAAGCGGTAAAAGTCAAGAATCGCCACAGCGATACTCCGCTCATCTCCACTCCTCATGATCGCCGGCGCAATGCGACGGAAGATTATGACTGGGCAGATCTCATCGACCGCAAGGACAAACTGCGCATGCTCGCAGATCCAACCTCCTCTTATGCTACCAACGCAGTGTTTGCGCTTGGTCGTTCGATGGACAAGGAGATTGTTCGTGCGGCCTTTGCGACAGCCTATTCAGGCAAGACTGGTCAAACCAGCATCCTCTTCCCTGCAACCCAGGATGTAGCAGTTACCTATACTGATACTGGCGGGGCTGGTAATCACAACCTCACCATCGACAAGCTGCGGAAAATCCGTCTCATGTTCGATCTTGAGGAAGCAGTTGACTGGGACGCTGCTGAGGAGCTCTACATGGCGGTTACCGCCTGGCAGATCAACTCGATGCTCCGCCAAGACAAGATGACTGACATCGATACTGCTGCTGTTAAGGCTCTAGTCAATGGCACCATCGATACCTTCATGGGGATCAAGTTCATCCGCGTCCATCCTTCCATCCTCCCCAAGACCGGAGACATCCGTTCCTGTCCTGTTTGGACACGCCAAGGTCTGCTACTCGGCGTGGCTGATGAGGTCATGACGGACATCGGACCTCGTCGTGATAAGCGCAACTCGACGCAAGTCTATGTGTGCGGTTCTTTCGGCGCCACGCGTATGTGGGAAGAGCAAGTCGTTCGCGTTCTCTGCGACGAAACTAAGTAATCGCAACAATAAACAACACATAAATCAATATCATGGCTCGCCACGATTCTAAACAAGTTAAGCAATGGGAAGCGCAAGGACACGCGCCTCTAAAATCGAATGAACTTTACGGACGTGTTCGTATGGCTTTCTTCCAATTCCTTGCATCGAGAGATGCTGTGGCAGCGGTGGTTGCTCAGAACGACGATGTCCGTCTCTGTCAGCTTCCAGCAGGGGCTCGCCTCATTAG